AAAAAAAGGCAGATGAGAAAATCTCGCCCACCTTTTTTATGTTATACAATTACTTATTATGCGTACCAAACGATTTCGCTACCGATACCATATTGAATACCAGCAGTGAATCTCATAACTATTCTTACGTTTTGAGAACCATCTAGGTCAGCCATATCAATAACTTTTACTTCGTTTGTGTCTGACATTAGACCTGTTCCGAACCACAAGTTAGATTTTTCAGCACACAAAATTTGCTCGTTAGCTAATCCTTGTGCTAAAACAATCTTAACACCATCGAATTGTAAGCCTTGTCCTTCTGAATACCACTGAGTACCTTTAGAATCTGTACCTGCAGCACCTAAACCAGATGCACCAAATCCACCTAAAGCTCTAATGTAAGCTCTATATACATTCGCTGGTGCGTAGATAGTTAAGTCTTCCGACCCATAAACTGATGCTGGAATAGCATCTACTACTTTACCAAGCTCTGTAACTACATTCGCTGCTGTTATTGGAGTTCCACTAACATCTACTACATCTGAATCTGCTGCTACTAAAACATTAAAGCCATCAAACTCTCCTGCTGTTGCGTTAGTTCCATCCCAAATGTTTTGCTCTATCTTTTGTGCTACTTTATCTGCTACGTGAGCAATTAAAAAGTCAGAGAAGTTTTTAGGTAAGTTTGAATAAGCAGAATATCCCATTGATACTGCTTCCCAATCAGAAATAAAGTCTTTTTTACAAAGCTCTAAGTTTACCTGAAATTCCTCTGGTTGTATGATTCTCTCAGTTAAAGTTATCGTTGAGGTGTCTGCAAAATCACAAGTTGCATCTTTTACGATACCATCTGTTGCTACTTTTTTTACTACCTCTTTGTATTTGATATTTGGCTTGATTGTAATGTTACCATCAGCCAATGTCTTACCTGATAAAAGTGCAGCCGAGATATATTTCCCAGCGAACTCACCAGCATAAGTTGTTGTTATTGAAGTTGTTGTTGCCATTTCTTCTTTTTTATTTGATTAATTAATTATTTACTTATTGCATTTAACACTCTGCTGTAAGTCGTGTTTGCCCTTTGATTAGGTGATATTCTCGCACCTAAATTTTCACTTACCTCGTTTTCTGGTGAATGAGCTAAAGGCTCTGTTGGAGCTTCTTCAGCAGAAAGTTCTTGTGGAACTTCAGCTTTTGCGTACTCTTTAGATTCCATTTTAGCCATAATAGCTTCCACCATAGCTCTAACCTCAGAAAGTTCTTCTTTGGTTGCATACTCAGTAGTTTTTTCCTTTTCGTCAATATCAACATCAACGTCAACATCTTCGTCAGTTTCTTCTGCCAACTTTTCTTCAGTTGGTTCTTCATCAGCAGAATAGTTTATTTGCCTAACTTCTGCTTCAGGAGTTTCAGTCTTTTCCTCCTCTTTGTTAGCTTTTTTAGCTTTAGGAGCTTCTTCTTTTAATTCAACCTCTGGAGTAGTTTCCTCTTCCTTTTCAGTTGAAGACAAAAGAACGTCTTTTAATTTGTTTACAATTTCACTTGCTTTCATAACGTTATAATTACTTTCTATTTATGACCGATAAAATTTATTCTGTTGTATTTTTGAAATGGCTAATACCCCTGAGCCTGAAGTGTTCCGTCACAGCATTTGCGAGAATAGGTCCTTCCATCAGGACACAAACAAGCTCTTCTTGCGTTTTTAGGACTTGTTCTGCTTACGGTAGCATTTTTTCTACTTCCCATTTTAGCTGTCAAGTTTTTCTATAAGCTCCTCTAGTTTCTTTTGTGCAGCAAGTTCTTTTTTACACTTATCACATCCGTCTTCATTATCACAACTGTCACATTTATCCCAACTAAGAGATGCGTCTTCTTTAATACTTTCTTTTGGTCTTTCCATTTTGTCAGCAAAGTAACCCTCTATTGAAAATCCTTTTACCTCTCCTGCCTTAACAGATTTCCAAACATCATCATTAAGGACTTTCATAGAAACCATCCAAGTTCCTTTTGGAAGGTCAAAGCCGTAGTTGGCAGCTTTATCTTTTTTAGGGTTTTCTATAAGCCAAGATTCTACTACAGACATTCCATCTAATACAACTGAATGTTCAAATGTAGAATTGTTTTGATTACCGTTTATGAAAAATAGTTCAGATGCTTTTCTTACTGTATCTTCAGAGAAGTAAATAAAGTAGTCGTCAGATTCTCCTCCCTCCCTATATATTTTTTTGTTTGGGATAAGGGCAGCTCCCATTAATATTCTCTTTTCAGAATCAACCTCAGCAAGTTTAACTTCCTTGTGTTCTTTAAGAGCTATAAACTCTTCTTCTATTGCTGGATTTTCTACAAGCGATATTGCTTCAATACCACTTACCTCATTTTCTTCGTCTATAATAAGTTCTATAATTTTTTCCATATCTAAATAACCTTGTTTGTTTTGTTTTGTTTTATTATCCTACTATGTTTAATAAATGATATACTATGTTTAATGATTATCCTATTGAAGAACCCTCTATTGCACTTCGTTCAAGTTCTTGTGCTGTAGATACATCAGAAGCTACAACAAATGCTTTTATAGGTTTCTCTTCTTGACCACCCATCGCCTGAGCTAATTGACTTGTCTCTGTTGCACCGACTACGTTAAACGCAGGTGCCTGTACAGAAGCACTACTCCCACCAATACCTGATGCTTCAGGAACTAAATTGGCTATTTGATTTTTTGCAGCATCTCTTGCTTTTTTAATACTTGCTAAAGCAACTCCAATCGAAGCACCAAAAGCAATAATACCTGCAGGACCTAGTGCAGACATAAAACTACCTAAAGACATACTCGCTTTACCAGCTTCTACTGTTCCAGCTACGGTTATTTGTTTTACAGCTTCAACACCATCTTGGACTGCAATTTTTGCCATCATTATTTGTTGTTGTGCATAAAACTGTGCGTTCATTAATGTTTTAGCAATCAGTAAAGTTTGCTCAATAGTAAACATATCTCTTTCTAATTTAATCTTTTTCTTTTGAGCTTCCATTTCTTGATGAGATATTTCTCCAAGTCTTTTCTCTTTCTCTGCCTGTGTCAATGTATCATTAGCCAATACAACATCTCTTTCTCTAGCAAGTCTGTCGAGTTGTGCTTGGTGATGTTCTTGCCTTAAATCATTTAAAGAGTTTAATACGTTTGCTGTAGAAGAAAAGGCTTGATTAAAAATAGCTTCCTCTTCTCTTGATTGTCTTAATAAATTGGTTTGTTGTTTTTTCCAATCAGATATAAACTTTTGTGCGTCTCTAGCAGCTTGTTTGTTTTTATCTAAAAACTCTTTATATAATTTATCTATAATATCTATTGATTCTTCTACTGACTCAGAAACATATTCTTTAAAATCTTCTAAATCTTGCTCTCTAAGTTCTTTTACTGATAACCTAAACTTTTCATCAATTAATTTTATTGCTTCATTTTTTTCTTTTGTAGAACCTTTGGCTAGGGCAATTTCATCTAAAGCAAGTTTTTTTTCAATCTCTAATAGCTCGTATGCGTTTTCAGCAGCCATTGTCTGAACTTCCTCATTTAGTCTTTTTAGGATTTTAGCAACTTCACTTTCTTTAGTACCTGAAGCTGAAGATGATTTTAAACCAAATATAGTAGCTAAAAAAGGATTGTTAATTAACGCTGGGTCAGCTCCTATATCTTTTAGAAATGATTTTAAGTCAGTTTTTAGCGCTTTAATATGTGCGAGTTCTAAATCAATAATGTCCTGTTGTTTTTTTGCAGCAGCTTCATTTAAACTTGCATCCAAATAGCTATTTGTAATGTCACGAGTTTTAATTGTCGCTAATTTTTCTTGTGCTTTAACAATTTTTTCCTTTGATTTAGATATTTTCTCTTCAGCATTTGCTATTTCCTCAGAGTTTTTTATATCCAGCAAATCCATTTTTTGTTTTTGCTTTAATGCTGCTGTAAATTGTTCTAAACTTCCTATAGCAGGGTCATATCCTTCTTTTTGTAATTTTGCTAATGCTATTGTTCTTTGTTCTTCTGTCGCATTTGCGTTATTTAAAACAGCAATATAAATACTTATAGCGTGATTTAATCCTTTTTGTTTCATTAATGCTTTTGTTAAGTCATCAACTTCATCTTTTGCCTTTTTTGTGCCACCAGCAAAATAATCTAACGCAGCTAAAGCCATTTGAAAAGCCAAAACTATCCCCAAAGGTCCCATTAATTGCGCTCTAAGCATTTTTATTGTTCTACCTAATCTTGCCCACCCTTTTACGTTATCATCTACTTTTGAAATCATAGTAACAAATAAAGTAGATAATTGAGATAAGTTGTTTGCTACACCACGAATACCATAAGGCATATCTGATATAGTACGACCAAGCTCTGTAAGTGTAGCTCCAGCAAGACCAGCATTAGTGGTCATATCTTCCCTTAAAGACGTTCCTAGTTTTTTACTTGATGTTGCTGCTTTTTTAAGTTCCCTATCAAATTGTGTAACGGATTTTTTAATGCCGTTTATCTTATGAACAACACCCTTGTCTGTGAATTGTATTGAAAATACTATGTTTTGTTGTTCAGTAGCCATACCTATTGCGTTTAATGGTTTCTTTCATTTCTTTAAGTGTAGTAGGAGATTTGTATCTTCCCTTTGCTACGTCTATATTATAACTAACTCCGTAAAAGTT